TTCCAGTACACATCTTTGGTGTATTGGCAAATAATAACGTTACGTATTTAGAGCCTAATGGCGTATTGCCGCCTTTTGTAAAAACAATTCCGGCAAACATAGCGCTAGAGCACACCAACAGTTTTAAACGCAATTCGTTTACTGAGGCTGATTTTAAAAAATTACGCGGTGAGACATGAGCAAAGAAAAACAATCAAGCAAAGACACCAGAGCAACTAAAGACGCTAAATTTTACGCGGCTGTGCTTCAGTCCAGCGGCGACTTTGGCGTAGAAGAGTTTGACACGCTTGAAGCGCTTGTGGAGCGGCTTAAAGAACTTGTGGACAAAGACGTGTCGGTCTTTTCGTTTGCGGGCTCTATGCTGCGTGTGTCCAAACCACCGTTTCGGCATTTGCTGACACCGTGGGGCCCGCAGCCGCTATTTACCGTGCAAGCCGAAGACTTCGAGGTAGACGAGACAGGTTATCTTGGCATAGACCCAATTCACTTAACAGATCCGCCAGTCATCAAAACGCCAAAAGGCGCCACCGCGTTTGCCGACAACTCCGATGAGTTTTTTGATTCCAACGACGACCAGAGTATAGGTGTATTTGACAACATACTTCCTGACCCTGACAGCTAAATTACACGCAAAATCGTGGCATATTAAGTACGCACTATTTTGTGCGTGAATCTTTAATTTGTCACGAGGCGTGTAAGCCTTACTGGAGGTCAAATGGAGGATGGTTAACTTAACGTCAGCTAGCTCGTATCGGCTGCTCGTCTTTGACGGGCAGCCAGTACGTGAACAGCGCCGTGTGTTGAATAGGATTGAAATCTTGTTCTACGACGGCACTAAAAAATTAGTTGATGAATTGGATTGGAGGAACCAATCCCGTAACGTGTTTATTCCAAAAAATTGTGGCGGCCGTAGGCATGTCGCCAATAATTGGGCTAAATACTCTAAGTACCATTAAACCCAAAACGGAGTATGTTTATGTATGACCAGAAGCGAGTCGGTGCAATTCATCCCAGCTTTCCAAGCATGGAACGGACTGCAAGGCAAATCGCGCGTCACGCAGATCTTATTGAACAATTTCGAGATCTGCGTGACTGTCTGGTGGGTAAGTCAGCAATGGTCGTGTTGCCCGGGCAAGCCTGCCGGCACGACGCCAATATGTTCAGGCCTGTGCACCGCGAAGAGCCCTATTTTCGTAATAGGCCGCAATTCGTTGTGCTGACGGCGGGTCCGCATAATTCGCTTACATTAAATGTAGTCGAAAGCCGACCCCAAGGAGGGAAACTCAAATATTCAGTGATGCGAACGCACAACTACACGCTAGCACCCCAGCAGGGTGTGGGCCCAGGTTTGCGGTTGGACGCTAAGCATCACGTCTTGATGACGGCAGCAAATAATTTGCTGCAGTTGCTGATTAACACAGCAACTCAAGAACCGGGGGAGTTTGTACTTCCTCAGCTAGTCATCATGACGGCGCGTATCAAAGTAGACGAGCGTAAGATTAAGAAGCTTTCGCAGGCGATTGACCCCGACCTTCAGGCGCTTTTTATCAAGAAGCGTCGGGAGGAGTCTGAGATCATCTCGCACGGACAGCTTTTCGGCGATGCCGCGCTGCTGTACGACAAGGAGATTGAGACTGGGTTCTGGAATCGGTGGGCGTACGAGAACTACGAAGAACTGCTGGGTGCTGAAGAAATTAATCCGGCACGGAAAGTATTTCTTGCGTCCAACCCGGCTCGAGATCTCCTGCGCGAAGCAGGGATCAGAGAAGTCGGTGTCGGTACGATGAGCGATAAGATAATTGCTGACTTGCTCCCGAAGATGCGTGCTTGCCTGCCTTGGCCGGAACTCGCAACTGAGAGCAATCTCCTTGACGCGCTGGCGGCGCCACACAAGCCGGTCGACTTCTCGATCGGTCTTGATGCGTTGCCATCGTCAGCAATTGTTCGGGCTATGCGGGCAGCGTTCCCGCCAAGCTCGGCGTTGCTGCAGCACGTTACGGACGAGGAGCTTATCGCTGCGGCCCGCAAGCCCTACGGGCCGCTTGTTGTCCACGCCTACTCGAAAATGCAGGTCTTCCAAACGGAAGACTTGAACACGCTTCCGAGTTATGCGTCTGGTAGTTTCACTGAGGCGCCGGCACAAATCCAGCCGGCGTCTGTAACGCTGCCCCTTGCCGCCGAAGCTCCCGAGGATTCCTCGGTAGTTGTGGCTGAAAGCATGGAGGTCGCTGTAACGAAGTGAGATATCTGCTACAGCCTGAAAAAAAACCGGTGCTGGCGTGGCTTCTCGAAAGAGATCCTGCGCCCAGTCCCGCGCCGACAGCGCCCGAGACTGTCGATTTTGGGCTGGTGGTAGCATACTTGTTAAATGGCGTCTGCTATGCCGAGGTTTTGATTACTGCACAACAGCTTGTCAAAACTTGCGGTAGCGGATTTCCGTTCGGCAGGTTATTCTTCCATGTAAAGAAAAGCGATATCTACCCCGTTTGCGCGCAGCTTACGGCGTCTTCTTTTGGGGGGCTGCCGTAAGGCGGCCCCCTTTTTTTAGCTATTGGAACTTTTAATGCTCCCGCAAGGATATAAAGATCCCGCAAAAGAAACGCTGATGAGCGGCCGCACTATTGCGGACGTAGTTGGCCTTCGCGGGCCTCGTGGTTTAAAAGGCGCTATTGTCTCAAGCGCCGGAATTGACGGCCGCCCGCTTAATTTTGATCCACACAACAAGAGTCAAATTAAAATTGTCATAGATCCAGACAACCCACATTCGCAATCTTTAACTTTAAGTCAATTTACAAAAGGTGCGACGGCGCAAGCTTTTGAATCTGCAGTTAACCAAGTGCACGGAAACGATATTGAATCAATTCGGGAGAGAACTGCTGTGGCATTTGAAGAATTAGCAAAAATTGCCAACTCTGGGGTACAGGCATCAAAACCTCCGCACATGGCGAATAAGCCGTCTGGCACTGCGCATGCTTTTGCAACCGCAGCTGCGACCACGATCGCCGCTGATTTGAATCAGGCAGCGCCAGCGGCTCCTGAGACTGAATACACGCCACCTGAGATGATTGACCGCAGCTACAGCCCCATGGCGGCTTTTGGTCTTAAAAAGGCAACTACGAACGCACACAGGGTGCCGTCTTCGTCTAAGGGCTCAAGCGCGGGCCCGCCAAACAAACTGCTGTATTTTGAAAAAGAAGGAATTGGCACTGTCCCTGCTTTTTTTCACGATGTTGTAATTGACGTAAATCAGGACGATGACGACGCTTTATCGGAAAGCGGTTTTATTGTGTTAATTTACGACTTGCGTTTTGAACAAGCCGCCGCTCGTTGGTTCCCGCCCGCAAATGATCCGTATCGCCGCCCTTGGGCCGTTCAGGTTAACAACGACCGCCGGCTGTATCTTGTTCATACGACGGGATTTCAGTATGTTTATGATGAGCGCGAGTTCTGCGTCCTAATGGTCGAAAAGGCCGTTATTGGAGAATGACAATGGAAAAAATGGGTGTTGTTAAACCCGGTCTGACTCCTGAGACAGACGCGCCAGCAAAAACTGCTGACTGCGCAACGGCCAAAAACGCAGAAGATAACAAGCGCGATATTGAAGCGCTGGACAACGATTTCCGTAAAAAAGCGGCAAATCAAGTAACCGAGCAGTTACACAACTAATTGGGCGGCTACCGTGGTTTCTCCAAATACGCTTACCGACCATTTTGCCGCTTCCGGCCCCGGCATGTCCGCGGATGACCGGTTCCCGGATCCATTCTGCGATATTGCCTCGCTGCACATGCCTGAGTCTATTCAGGCCGCATTGCGCTGGTGCGAATTTATTATGAATTGCAATGGCCTGTACCGACAGGCTATTGACCGTGTTGTGTCTTACTTCTTGACAGACATTCAGATAGAAGACATCGGTAAAAGCCAGCTTAGCCGCGAAGAAAAGGACAAGTACGAAGAATTCTTCAATGATACGTTAGGGATTAAGAACGAGCTGCACTCTGTAGCTATGGACTATCTAACGTATGGCAACAGCTTTACTAGCGTCATTGTGCCGTTTAGGCGTTACCTGTCGTGTAAGCGCTGCGGAATGGAAATGCCGCTATCGCAGGTTTTCAATAAACCAGCGTGCGCGTTTAAGTGGCAAGACTTTGAATTTCATGCGACATGCCCAAATTGCAAATATACGGGTGTGTGGACGCACATCGACCGCCGCGGGGGATACAGCGCAAATTTAAAAATTAAACGCTGGAGCCCTCACGAAATTGAATTGCTTTGGGATCCGTACACAAACGATGTGCAGCACATATGGCGTATTCCAGAAGATTACCGCACGCTAATCAAACAGGGACACCTGCATCATCTTGAGCGCGCTAGCTGGGAAATTATTCAGGCGGTAAAAAACAACCAAAACCTGATGTTCGACAAAGATATCATTTTCCATTTAAAGGAAGACGCGCTGTCTGGGTTACGCAATCGCGGTTGGGGTATCTCGCGCATCCTCGCTAATTTTCGGCAGGCTTGGTATGTCCAGATCCTTATGCGGTATAACGAAGCCGTAGCCCTCGACTACGTAATTCCGTTTCGTGTCATTACGCCGGCTCCTCGTGGCGGTGACGGGCAGTCTAGTGATCCGGTTCACACAATCAATCTCGGTAATTTCACGTCGCGCGTACAGGCTATGTTGCGCGCCCGCCGGTCTGACCCCGCCCGGTGGAATGTGTTGCCGTTTCCGGTGAACTATCAAGCGCTTGGCGGTGACGCCTCACAATTAGCGCCAAAAGAATTGCTGGATCAAGGTTTTGATACGTTGCTTAAATGCATCGGTATGCCTGTTGAGCTGTTTAACGGCACGCTTAACATGCAGGCGGCTCCGGCAGCGCTGCGGTTGTTTGAAGCAAACTGGACGCACTTGCCGCATAATTTAAACCGGTTTTTGAATCACGTCTCCGCGATAGTCGCTAAGACTAAATCGTGGGAGCAAGCTAAAGTCTCGTTAACGCGCGTAACGCACGCCGACGACCTCAACCGCCAGATGGCTAAGCTCCAGCTCATGATGGGGCAGCAGATCAGCAAGGGCACAGGGCTCAAATCTGTTGGATTAGATTACGACGAAGAAACGCGGCGTATGCTTGAGGAAGAACGCACATTCGCCGAGGAGCAGACACGCATGCAGCGCGAGATGGAGCAATCGCAGCAAATGGAATCTTTGTCTCAAAATGCGCAGATGATGGGCGGGGTTGGCGATCCGGGCGCGGGCGCGACAGGGATGGCGCCGCAACAACAGGGCATGATGCCCGCCGCGCCTGGAATGCCCCCCGCCGCACCCGGAATGCCGCCCGGTGCCGTGATGCCAGTTGGACCTCCAACAGACCCAGTCGATCAATTTTTAATGCAGCGGCAGAACTCGCCGAATGTTCCGCGCACCCCCGAAGATCTGCAAGCGCAGGCGCAGCTTATCGCACAGCAGTTGCTATCGCTGCCCGAGGGACAAAAAGATAGCCAGCTTATTAAGCTTAAGCGCTCAGACGCCACGATGCATGCGCTTGTTCGCAGCATCATCGACGACATTCGCCAGCAGGCGCAGTCGGAAGGTGGCGCTATGCTTATGCAGCAGCAGTATGGTGGAGGAGCCGCCGCGCAAGCTCCAGTACCTCCCGGCTTAGGTTAAGCTAGAAATTATGCATGCGCGTAGGCATTTACACACATTACGCCCATTGTGATCAGGCGTATTTAGCGGTACGGCTTACCCAGCTGTTACGTAAAGTTGGCGCAAACTTTGATATCTATTCAAACAACACGCCGGCAAAACTTGGCGTGCCCTGTGACTCCGCTGTCACAGCGCGTAACGTAATCAAGTTTACCGACTGGGCAATAAAACAACGCGTCATTGTCTGGACGCATATTCCGCGGCCTGAGCAGGTCTCTTGGGCAAAAAAACGCGGAATTTATACTGTCATTGCCCCTATGTGGCAAGATATTATCCCGCCTTTTCGAAAAGCGCTACAGGCAGCTAATCGCGTCGTGACCATGAGCGCCGAATGCCACACGTTGTTTACGGATATCTATAAACTCAAAACGACTGAGCTTATTCCGTTCGACACCGGGCTGCCGATCATAAAGAAAAATAAACACATTGATCCGCGCAAAATCAAACTGTTTTTACCGTGGTTTGATCGAAATGCGCGTTGCACTGGCGGCCAATTCATCAGCTCGCTTAAATTTTTAGTTGAGCACATGGAAGAGGTCTATCTAACCGTAGCTATAACACCCAGCCAGTTCTCGCCGCCAATTGCTAAGTTCTTCGGCAATATGGCAAAAAATAACCCTGGGCGAGTGCGCTTAATTCGCGGCGTTCCGATAGCTAAGCGGCACCAGCTCTACGCGGAAAACGATTTAACCGTAAATCCTGCTGAATGCGATAACTACGGTTTATGCTCTTTAACGTCGATTACGATGGGTACGCCGGTTATCAGTATGGCTGTTCCGCCGCAAATTGATTTTCTGTACCCAGACAATAACGCCACATTATTGACCACAACAACAGACTATGACGAAAATGGCGTAATACATGCACTACCCGATTACGAGCAATTCGTGTATCTTTTGCAGCAGTTAATCGCAGAGCCCCGCTATATCCAAAAAATGATGCAAAAAACCAACTACAACCTGAACTCGCGCAGGACTGCGTTTGAGATGAGTTGGACAAACATATTTGACATCTAGGTCGCACGGAGGCGCCTATGAATAAACAAGAATTAAACGTGGATTGCACAATAAATTTTGCTAAAGGCGTCTACGGCAATACGCTTACAGCTACAGATGTTGTTACTTACACGCATTGCGTAAGTGTTGCGCGGCTGGCTGAGCAAATAGCGCAAAAGTTGTTTAGTGATATGCGCGGCGACGCAGTTCCGCCAGACAGTCACGAGATTGTTGCGGCTATCGTGCACGCGTCCTTGCTTAGCGAGACAATTAATACCTGCCGCAGTACCTTTGAAGTAATTGCCGACGTAACCAACGTACAAATTGCGACGATGGTATCCACGCTTAGTCGCGATTTAAGGCTGGTTGAAACAAAAAGAGATATTGAGTATCGCGGTCGTTTAAGCGGCAGCCCGCTAGCGACACAAATAGTAGCAGTTGCAGCAATCATTTGCACAGCGCAAGAAACAGTTAAATTAATGCAACCCGGCACTATTGCGGCAATTCCAAAATCACGTAAAATCCTCACGCAGTTGGACGGCGACCTACTGTGCATTCACGCTGCCGCTAAATATTACACGTTGCGGCTATACGCGCACGCTGCTAGAAACCTTATTAGTGACGCAAATCAAATTATTAAAAAGCTAAAAGAAGATGCTCGTATGGCGCGCAATGTAGCCAAGATGACAATCGGAATAAGAGGCAGGCAAGCGGCTAAAAATATCGCTGTTAAACAAGAAAAAGAGGAGCCTCAACGTGGCAGAAAACGTAATAAACGTAATTCAGGCTGATTTTAACGCGCAAGCAGACGGCGGCACGCCAGCAACCGTTGACGCGTTTTGCTTGTTTGCAAAAGAATGGCTGCAAAAGAAATGCGTTGTCGGCGTTGGGCAGACGGTAGAGGGCTTTGCGCTGCGCTTTGCAAACGGCGATGAGTTGCTGCTGACAGCAAACGCGCCGCTCGAATTTAGCGGCACAGCGGTTTCTATTGGCGGTATAGCTGGGCGCGGTGACCGTGTAAAAGTTGACAATACAAGCGTGAATATTACTGGGCGTTAAGGAACCAAAAATGTTCGTTTGCCTTGAGGGCATTGATGGCGCGGGGAAGTCAACACAAGCGCGACTTCTACGTGATTATTTGCATGCCGCTGGTTTTGCTGTCGAGCTGGTTTGTGACCCGGGGACTACAAAACTAGGAAAAGCTATTAGGCAGTTAATCCTAGACTGCGACGACCCAATTTCGCCTAATTCGCAAATGCTGTTGTTTTCTTCCGCCCGCGCCGAGCTTAGCCAGCACATTAAAAAACAGCGACAAGCTGGCAAAATCGTAATATGTGATCGTTGGCTGTTGTCTACGCTCGTGTATCAGTCATCGCTTAACGGCGTAGATGCGCAGTTGATCATGGACATATTCTGCGCCACAAGCCTGTCGCCTGATCTGTGTTTTCTGCTGGACATTGACCCAGCCAGCGCAGACGAACGCAAAAGCCACGAGACACGCAAAGACCGCTACGAACGCGTCACGCTTAAAGAAAAACAGATGATGCGGGCAGCCTACAAAGACTTTGCCGAAGAACCGGCTTGCGGAAGGAGTATGCACGTCATTAATGCAGATCGCCCGCAAAACAAAATTCAAGAAGATATCACAAGTATTTTCTTTGACGTTCGGGCAGTTTTTAACTCGCAAATGAAGGGAATCACATGCGCGTAAAAGCCGATAAATCGGTAGCCTTACTAAAGCTAGCCGAAAATCTATTCTCGTTAGCCCAGCAACATACGCCCAAAACGGACTACGCAGGCACAGTCGAGCTGCTGCATCTAGCCAAAGCATTGAAGCAATTTGGCGGTAACGCGCCTTTAGTAAGCCGGTTGGTGGCCCAAGACGCCGACCACTCGACCGACGTTATTAAGCAGTCGACAGAGTACCGGCAGCTTAAAGCTAAGTTTACGGCGGCATTGAGTACAATTGCAGATCTGGGCGCCCGCGACGTCAAACAACCTAAAACCCAGTTTCATGCGGGTATAAATGAGGGTTTACGCCGGTCGGCAAAAGTTGCAATAATATTTTTGGCTGATTTTACCGAAACCGAGCCAAAAACGATGGCCCAGTCAAATGCGTCAAAAACTTCTCCGTTTAAACCCGGAAGCCGCCTTACTCGACAGCCGGCTAGATAGCGCAATTATCGGTTTGGGGCGTGCGGCTTTTCGCGCTCCTGTTGCCATATACAGCAAAAAAGCCATTTATGCGATATTAATAGGTAATGGATTAAACGCAGCAGATGTTCCAGACTATTATCAGTGGCACGTTTTGAGTCTTAATGGCGGTGACCACACTCCAATTGTGTTTGACGATATGACCTCAGAGGATATTTAAAGTTGTGGCTACATTACGGATTAACACGCCGGATGAAATAGAGTTTCAGAATTTTCGTGCTGACGTGTCGCGAACAGAAGTCCCTTACGTTATTGCGCAAGTTGGTGAGTGGGAGATGGGCGCAGGAGTAGAGGCCGGAATTGTCGTTAACGCCGTAGGCACAGAAAAATACTCTCCAATATTGTCTGCATTAGACGCGCGTAAACTTGCTAAATGGCTTAATAAAGCGGCCGACGCGCTAGACGGCAGCACTGAAAATCACAAGAAAAAACCTAAACGCGCATATTACGAACAAGACGACGAATCAAACTACAAATTTTAACAGTGATACTTTTATGGCAGACCTACGAATTTCGTCGTTACCGCGCAAAGCCGCGCTAGCGATAAACGACATCATACCGATTGTTGACCTGCAGTTTGGCGCGCCCAATTACGTAAATAAAAAGACAACTATCGGCGATATTATTACGATTGTGCAGACGGTGGTAACACCCGCCGTTGTGTCTGTAAACGGACAAAACGGCACAGTTGTTCTTAATTTAACGCACCTAGACGACGTCACGATTCAAACGCCAGTAGCCGGTGACGTGCTGCTATACAGCGCGGCGACAAGCGCGTGGGTTAACGGCGCAATATCTGATTTTTACGCGCCGCTTGTGGCGGGTACTATTCCTAGCCAGTACTTGCCTAGTTACGTAGACGACGTTATTGAGTACGCAAATCTTGCTGCTTTTCCGGCAACGGGAGAAAGCGGAAAAATCTACGTCACTGTCGATACTAGGAAAACATATCGGTGGAGCGGCTCGGGCTACGTCGAAATTAGCCCTAACGACGTCACCAGCGTAAACGGACAGACGGGCACTGTTGCGTTACAAACCGACGACATTGCGCTTGACGAGCCAATTACTGTAATGGCTGTAACGCAAGGCGGATACTCGGACGGCGCCACTATTCCAGCCGGGACAGCGTTAACGACTATTATCAAGAATATGTTGCAAACCCGCGTTCCCGCAACATATACGCAACCGACCTTCACGATATCGACTTCGTCCGCAATTGAGTACGAATATGGTGATACGCCTACAATTGCTATGGCGCTAGCGTGGGCAAAAAACGATGCAGGCAACGCTACGCAGTTTAAGTATCAGACCACCAGCGGCGCCGTATTAACTACGATAAACGCTACAACGCCAACCAATTACTCGCACACTTTTTCATCTCCGCTTATTGCCGTAACTTCTTTTAACGGCACCGCGGCCTACGCAGCTGGCGCGCAAAAACCCGACAATATGGGTAACTTTGTCGATCCGCCAATTGCAGCAGGTACAAAAACATCGGCAAACACGGTAACAATTACGCCAAAGCATAAGATGTATTGGGGTATTTCCACGTCGACGGATATTACCGACTTGGAAATCTGGCAAACGCTCCCGACAAGCGAGCCTGACGCCGGCAGCGCTTTTGTGACAGCTTCAGCTTCTTCAAAGGCTCGTCTGCTGTCAAATTTTAATCCAGCTGGCCAGTATATTTATATTGCATACCCGGCCTCTTTAGGGCTAGCAGTAATTAAATTCAACGGGTATGTTTCTACTAGCGCGTGGATATTGACACCACGGCCGTTCTATAACCGGTACAACATAGAAACGCAATACAATATTTACCGCACGCAGTACACTCAAAATTCACCAGATATCGACATCGAGGTGCAATAATGGGGACGATTTCGGGCGGTATTAATCTAGGCGCGCCTATTTTACCTGCCACTGACGAGGACATCTTTCCAACGCACGACGCTAATTACGGCAAAGGAGGGTATCGCGCTGTGGCAAATATTGCAGCGCGGCAGGCTATACCCTACGACCGCCGCGAAGTTGGTATGATTGTGCGCACAAACGACACCAACATCAATTGGATTTTAAAAGTTAACACTTTGGATACGGAGCAGGCCGTATGGGTCGAAGAAACACTCGACGGCGGCAGTTTTTAATTCGTTTTTTTTTGCTGACAATTAGCACATTCGGTATAATTCACTCGACATAGTCCCCCTTACACAGGTTGCTACCATGGCCAACACACTTCGTATCAAGCGGCGTTTAACTGGCGATGCCGGCCAGCCCACTTCTCTCGTTAATGCCGAACTTGCGTTCAACGAAGTTGACGGCATTCTGTACTACGGCAAAGGCGGCAACACGGCCGCATCGGCTAGCGTTATCGCAATTGGCTCGGAGATGACCGCTGGCATTGCGGCGTTTTTGAAAACGCCCAGCAGCGCTAATTTAGCCACGGCAATATCGGGTGAAACAGGCACTGCCGGCTCGTTGGTGTTTTCTGCATCGCCGTCTTTTACGGGCACGGTTCAAACAAGTGGCGACATTTACGCGAACACAGCGACCGCAACTTACGGCGAATTAGTTGCCACGACCAACTACGTCGACGAGGCCGTTTCGCGCACGACAGGCGCCGGCATGTCTCTTCACCCCGTTGCTGCCGATTGCGCGACGACAGGGCCGCTCACACTCGTCAGTTATTACGACAGTCTTGCCCCGCTTATTTCGACAACCGTAAGGGTTGCTATACCTCAGCCTGCTTCGGCGGCTGAAGGTGCGGCGCTGTACGAGTTGAAGGGCTTGCCAATTGTTCAAACCGTGCAACTTGCCGCCAGCGACAAGGTACTGGTCATGGGGCATCTTGATCCCAGCATGATTGGCCTTTGGGTAATTCCTGCCGGCGCCAACGGGACCACATATTGGACTCGTGAAACAGGCTACGAAACCGCACAGGGTTTTCATTTTGGCGCACGTGTTAGCGTTGCTAACGGTACATACGTCGGGCAAACATTTGCTGTTCTTGCTGACGCCGTATACCCCACAAAAGACGTTGCGGGTCCTAGTTTTAATTCAGTAAATTTTGCGACCACGTCGTCATCTGTACCGTCCGGCGCGGGGATACTGTTTCACAAGGTTGTGCGGGCTAAAGCCGACACATACACAATCGTAAACGGCAAGGTTGTCGTTGACGGTGTTACGTTAAATCAAAGTGACCGTTTCCTTTGGACGCCGCAGACCTCGACCGCAACCGACGGCGGCGCAGCCTCTGGTGGATACACCAATGTGCGCGCCGGCATTTGGCGCGTTAATTACGATAAGGTGACCGGCGGCAATGCTTTCAACGTTATTACTCGCGCTGGCGACCTGAATGACCAAGCAGACTTCGTTAATTTTAACACCAAGAAAATCCTCGTTCGCGAAGGGTCCACTAACGCCAACAAGATATTTACTGCTGCAACTAACGCGGGTGCTTTCACCGTTGCGCAGGAAATCACCGACACAGCCGGCACTGTTGCAACGTTCGGCACCGGCACGCCGTACACTGCAGCCAGCAGTGGTGGTGGCCTCACCGGCACTCCCATTATTGACGGCTATCAGACTGTTATCGAAAATCTCGCGGCTACGCCGCCGGTAATCGGTAGCGTAGTGCTGGTCAAGAACGAAACAAATCCGGTCACCAACGGCTTGTATTACGTTAAAATAAACGGCGCGTGGATTCGGCATCCCTCGGCCGACGCGGCAGGTGAATTGGTCTACGGTAGTTATATTCGTGTAAATAACGGCACGGTCAATAGGAACTCCGGTTTCGTGCTGACCACGAATCTTGAACCAATTACTCCGAACACTGATGCACTGAGTTTTGAGTCCCCGACCACATTGCTTGATTTCCGGGCTGGCATCGGTCTGGAGCGCGTCGGCCGTGAGTTCCGCGTAAAGGCGGCGTCGGCGAACATCACGGTTGGGTCGTCAGGCATCGACGTCGCGAGCGGGACTACTAGCGCTGCCGGTATTGTGCAGTTAGAAGACAGCACAAGTTCGACGTCGACAGCGAAAGCGGCCACGCCGAATTCGGTGAAGTCCGCTTACGATCTTGCTAATACGGCGAACACTACCGCCAGCGCCGCGCTGCCCAAGGCCGGCGGAACGATGACCGGCACGATAACCCTGCGCGCCGGCACAGCAGCGGCTGCCACAGCGCCTATCTACTTGACGTCCGGCACTAATCTCACGGCGGCCGCGGCGGGTGCAGTAGAGTGGAACGGAACAAATCTGTTCATTACTGACAGCACAGCAGCCCGCAAAACTGTTGCTTTCACGGATAGCAATATCACGGGTACAGCAGCCGGTCTTTCAGCCACACTTGCAATCGGTTCTGGCGGCACCGGGCAAACAACCGCAGTAGCGGCCTTCGACGCCCTTGCGCCGACAACAACTACTGGCGATTTAATCTATTTTAATGGTACAGACAATGTGCGGCTTGCCAAACCGTCAGCAGCCGCCGTGCTGTTTAACGACACCGCTGGCGCGGTAGCGTGGAACACAGTAACAGGTACGACTAACGTTGTCCGGTCGACAAGCCCAACGTTTGAAACAAGCATCGTTAACGCTGCGGCATCGACGCCGTTCGGCGTATTTAACGGGGCTGTTGCCACTCTCAACGCATTTGGCAACGCAACCAACGTTAACATTGCGTCCGACAGTAATTTTACAACCGCGCTTAATATAAATATCGGCAACAATATTCCTGCCAGCGGACAGACCAGAACAATTAATATTGGTACTTCGGGCACGGCCTCCTCAGCGACGAGCATCGTCATTGGTTCCACGCCAACCGCCGGTACAAGTACCACGACGCTGCAGGGCGCTGTAGTAGTTGCCGGTAATTTTACGGTCAACGGCGCCACGACAATTCTTAACACCAACACGCTGACCGTTGATGATAAAAATATTGAAATCGGCAGTGTGGTGGCGGCATCTGGCCTCACTGGCACGGTCGGCAGTGTTAGCGGCAATACGGCAACAATCACTGGGTTAGCATCTACAGGCGGATTAATCGTCGGAATGACGGTAACAAGAACAGCCGGCGTTTCGACGACGTTGGGCACCGCGGCGACGATTACTGGCATCACGGACACGACCACGATTACAATTTCTGCGACATCTGCGCCGGCCACCGGCACAGTAACCTTTAATGCCGGAACCGCCACCGATGTGACCGCTACAGGCGGCGGTATCACGCTTAAGGGCGACACAGATAAGACGATTATCTGGAACGACGTTACAAAAGGCTGGGAGTTCAATCAAAACGTTACGACCTCTAGTGCTACGGTCAACATCAACGGCGCTAGCCCGTCGATCGTTACGTCTCAAACAAGTGGCACAGCGAGCGTATTTGCAACGAACATTACCGGAACGGTTAACATCGGTAGCGTCGCAAACAACATCAATATCGCGGATGGTGCTACTGGTGCTGGAACAATCGCAATCGGTACTGGCGCACTTGTTACTGGAACAAGAGCCATCAATATCGGTCAAGGCGTTGCCGCGGGTGTAGTAAATGTCGGTATTGGTGCATCCGCTTCTGGTACAACCACGATAAACAGCCCGACCGTCAACATGGGCCAAAGTGGTAGCGGCACAACCACGATAAACAGCCCGACTATCGCCACGGGTATGACAAGCGGCACCTTAGCCGTATTTAACGCCGGGCTTACCGGCACGTTAAATATTGGCGGGGCTGCTACTACCGTCTCGCTTGGCGGCACAAGTACAACATCGTTAACGCTTGGCAATGCAGCCGCGGCTTCAACCACCAACATCGCCACGGGCGCTAACGCAAGTGGCGTGGTTAAAGCAGTGAATATTGGCACGACGGGCCTCAGCGGCTCGACAACTAACGTAAATATTGGCTCTGGTGTCGCGGGCGCAACCACAAGTGTTAGCGTAGGCGGCACCCACACGGCCGGCGGCGTCACGGTTAACCCGACGACAACTTCTACCAGTACCACTACTGGCGCGCTGATCGTCGCGGGCGGCGTTGGCATCGCTGAAAACCTGAACGTTGGCGGCAACGTTACGATTTCGACGGGCAAAGCGTTGAACAGGTCGCTAGCCACGGCATTAACTGCCGCTGGAGCAAATCAAGCCGCCGCACTTGCGCTCACAAACGACATAAACATCGTAACGACTACAGCAAGCGGCACGGGCGTGGTTCTGCCTACGCCCACTGTTGGCCGTGTCGTTGTTGTAATTAACCGCGGCGCTAGCGCTCTTAATGTGTACCCGGCTGTTGCGCACAATATTAACGGCATCACAAACTCTGCGGTTGTTTTGGCTATAAACGCCACCATGATTGTGCGCGGTGCCACGATAACCACGTGGTTCTCTGAACTAACTGACCTGACGAACGCCACTACTGGCACGCTTCCTATCGGTAACGGCGGTACGGGCGCGACAAGTGCGGCTAATGCGTTTAACGCCCTGTCTCCGAACAC